GACCTTTTCATCCTGAATTAGGTTCAAGTATTAGAGCGATGTTATTTGAACCAATTACACCAATGACTGCATTAATGTTACAAAGACGAGTGCAGGAAGTTTTGGTAAATTTTGAACCTCGTATTCGATTAGTTCAGATTGTTGCTAATCCAAATATTGATAGTAATGCTTACGATATGAGAATTTATTTTTACGTTGTAGGTTCAAATGAGTTAATTGAAGTACAATCATTTTTAGAAAGACTAAGATAATATGGCAAGTAACAAATTAGAAGTAGCAGATTTTGATTTTGACGTTGTCAAAGCCAATTTAAAAACATTTTTACAAAGTCAATCAGAATTTCAAGATTATAATTTTGAAGGTTCTGGTTTTGCCATTCTTTTAGATATACTTGCTTACAATACTCACTATCTAGGTTTCAATGCTAATATGTTAGCAAACGAAATGTACTTAGACAGCGCTGACATAAGAAAAAATATTGTGTCAATCGCCAAAATGTTAAACTACACACCATCTTCTGTAAGATCACCTTATGCTGACATTAGTATTGAGGTTAATGATGCTACAGGCCCTACTTTAACATTAAATAAAGGTACAATTTTTACAACAAGTGTAAATGGTACTTCTTATCAATATGTAACAAACGAAGATTATATTATTTCACCTACAGATGGTGTTTATAATTTTTCAGATGTAGATATTTACGAAGGTACACTTGTAACTTATAGATACACTGTTGATATAAATGATTCAGACCAAAAATTTGTAATTCAAAGTGATAATGCTGATACAACTACGTTAAAAGTTTCGGTTCAAAATAGTTCCAATGATACAACTACAAATATTTACTCTTTAGCGGGTGGTTACAACAATGTAACAGATACTTCTAAGGTTTATTTTTTACAAGAAACTGACGAAGGTAAATTTGAAGTTTATTTTGGTGATGGTGTTATAGGTGCAGCTTTACAAGACGGCAATATAGTAATATTAGAATATATTGTTACAAATAGAGATGAATCAAATGGTGCTTCTACATTTTCAATCGCTTCAACAATTGGAGGGTTTTCCGATATTACAATTACAACAAATTCTATATCGCAAGGTGGTTCTGCTGCTGAATCAAAAGAGTCAATTCGTTTTAATGCACCACTAAGTTACTCAGCTCAAAATCGTGCAGTTACAACTTCTGATTATGAAACAATTGTAAGATCAATTTATCCAAATGCTCAATCAATAAGTGCTTGGGGTGGTGAAGATGATGAAACACCTGTTTATGGTACTGTTAAGATTGCAATTAAAGCTGCCAGTGGTTCAACACTTACAAATTCTACAAAACAAAATATAATTACAGCATTAAAACCATATAACGTAGCTTCAGTAAGGCCAGTTATTGTTGATCCTCAAATAACAAAAGTATTAATTACAACAATAGTTAAATATGATTCAAGATTAACAACAAAATCTTCTGATACTTTAAAAACAAACGTATTAACAGCTTTAACAAATTATAATACTGATACTTTACAGAAATTTGATGGAGTTTTTAGATATTCCAAAATAGTAGGCTTAATAGATGATACAGATACAAGTATAGTTTCAAACACTACTACAATTAAAGTAAGAAAAACTTTTACACCTACTTTAAATTCTTCTTTAAGATATGATATATATTTTAGAAACGCTATATTTAATCCTGTATTAGGTTATAACGAAGTAAATGGTGGTGTATTAGAATCATCAGGATTTAAAATAAGTGGTGACACAACAAACGTTTATTTTTTAGATGATGACGGTTCAGGCAATATAAGAAGATACAGATTAGTTGGTGGAGTAAGATCATACGTAAATAATAACCAAGGTATAATTAATTATACGACAGGCCAAATTACATTAACATCTTTAAATATTACAAACGTGGAAGATATTAGAGGTGAAGATTCCACATCAATTGAATTAACTGTAAAACCAAGTTCAAACGACATAGTACCTGTAAGAGACCAGATTATAGAAATAGATATTGAAAATACTTCCGTAACAGTTGAAATAGATACTTTTGTAGGTGGTTCTTCGGATGCAGGAGTAGGTTACACAACAAACAATAGCTATTAATTATTATGGCTACATTTAAAGACAAACTTTCAAGTCTTATAGGTTCACAAGTACCTGATTTTGTACTTGACGATCATCCTAAATTTTTACAATTTTTAAAAACATATTATACATTTATGGAAGCTGCCGAATTATCGGTAACTTCTGTTCAAACAACAGATGGCGTACAATTAGAAACTGAAACACAAAATTTAAATAATTTATTATTAGACGGTTCTCGTATAGATTCAGATATTACTCCTTTAGATGAAGGAGATAAAATACTTTTAGAAAGTTCTTCTTTTGGTAAATTTACAAGAGGAGAAACTATACAAGGACAAACATCAAAGGCCACTTCAACAGTATTTACAGAAGATTTAGATAACAATAGATTGTTTATTGTTGCACAAGATAAATTTATTATAGGCGAAACTATTTTAGGATTATCTTCTAATGCAAGTGCTATAATTAATAATTATAGACCTAATCCTGTAAATAATATACAAGAATTATTAAACTTTAGAGATCCTGATAAAGTTATATCAAATTTTTTATATCAATTTAGAAATGAATTTGTAACAACATTAACTGAAAATTTAAATGTTGGTGTAGATAAAAGAAAATTAATAAAAAATATTAAATCTTTATATCAAAGCAAAGGTACTATAGAAGGACATAAAACATTTTTTAGATTATTGTTTAACGAAAATTCTGAAACAATTTTACCTAGAGAACAAATTTTAAGAGTATCTGATGGTAAATTTACATCAAAAAAAGTTATAAGATGTATAGAAGTACAAGGTGATAATAATAATTTAGTAGGTAGATCAATTACAGGCCAAACTTCTAATGCTACGGCGATTATAGAAGATGTTATAAAATTTATTATTGGAGGACACATTGTCAGTGAAATAACTTTAAATGATGATAGTATATTAGGTACATTTCAAGTTGGTGAAGAAATAAGAGGTACGGCTAATGATGATGATGATTTTATTATTAAATCAGAAATTACAGGTATTCCAGTTTCTTATGATATTACAAATCAAGGTTCTCTTTACCAAGATGAAGATCCTGTTCAAATAACAGGAGGAGGTTTTGGAGCTTTAATACAAACTAAATCAATTTCTTCTGGTGGAATTTCTGAAGTAATTATAGATAACGCAGGTGTAGGTTACACTATAGGAGATGATTTAATATTTACAAATACAAATACAAATGGAGCTGGTGCTGCTGGATTTATTAAAATCGTAAATGGAGGTATTAGTAATGAGGACAATTCAGGCGATAGAATAGTTTTAGAAGATGATACAACAAAAGATGACAACTATTCAGGTAATGTTATCGTACAAGAATCAGGTTCAGGTATAGCGGACATTACAGATATATTTTTATTTAACTCAGGTTCAGGTTATACAAGACTGCCTATAGTTACAATATCTACAACAACAGGTATAAATGGTACTTTAAAAGTTTTTGGTTCTGATATAGGTAAAGTAAGAGAATTGAATATTATTGATGCTGGTGCAGAACACGAAAATGCTCCCACACCTCCTACTTTAAAGTTTAAAACAAATTTAATTATTACACAAAGAACAGGAACTTTTGTAGCTAATGAAACAGTTACAAGTAACGTAGGCGATACAGGCGTAATTGAAAGTTTTAATGTTAACACAGGATTATTAATTTTACGAAATGTGTCAGGAACATTTACAATAAATTCTACTATTACAGGTTCAATTACAGGTGCTACAGCAATAATTAAAAAATCTATAACTGCTACCGCTACTATTGCAATAGGTGCTTTAAGAGATACTGATGGAGTTTATATTAATGAAGATGGACACGTTTCTGAGTTTACAATGAAAGTTCAGGATAGTTTACTTTATCAGGACTTTTCTTATTTAATTCAAGTTGCACGATCTATAAATGAATGGCGTGATGATTTTAAAAAGACAATGCACACGGCAGGTTTTTATTTTGCTAATAAAGTAAATATACAATCACGTATAGATATGCAAGCAAAAGCTCCAGTTTTAGGTGAAATATCACAAGTACAAGACGATCCTATATTCTCTATTATAAACACATTATTCTCAACAATATTTGGTAGAAGATTAGGAACAGAAAGTGATGGTACAACGATAAGAGTAAATGCACAATCAGGCATAGGAGCTGATTTAGATACTTCTACTGTTTCACCTTTTTCAAATACAACAAGAGATGTTACTTTTTTCAATGAGGGTGTAAACCTTTCTTTAATATCACGTTTAAGAGGAACATTTAATAATGTTACAATTGCTCAAGGTTTTGGTTATGCCGGCCCACGATACGGAACAATTAATAGAGAAGCTTTACGTTCATTTATTAGACAATCAGGTACAAACTATTCTATTGCCGAATTAAGCGCTAATGTAACTTTTGGTACAAGATCATCTTTAGATGGACAAGACAATACATTACTATTTTCTTCAACTGATACAGGTAGATTTGTTAAAACTAAATTAACAATACCTGCTGAAATTTTTACAATATCTCCTGTAAATAGATTTGATAACACATTAACTACTTTTGACCAATTAATTGATAATGATGGCAACCCTATAACTTTTGATGATACAACACCGTAAAATGATTATAAATATAGAGAAAGATTAATCAATGGCAAAACAAACAATTAGTATAGGTGCAGTACCAAACGACGGAAGCGGCGACAATTTACGTGTCGGTGGTTTAATTATAAATGATAACTTTAATGAAATTTATGCAGCACTAGGTAATGGTTCATCAATTACTTTAACAGCAACACCTACAGAATTAAATTTACTTACAGGTGCAACAGCAATTGTTACAGATACAAATTCCATAACTATTTCTAATAAAACAATAAGTGGTTCAAACAATACATTATCAAATATTAGTAATTCTTCTTTAACAAATTCAAGTTTTAGTATTAGAGATGATTCTTCTTCTGCTATTTCTATTGCATTAGGTGGCACTTTAAAAATAAAAAGTAATGATGGTATTACAACTACAGTAAGTCAAGGTGATACTATTACAATTAGTTTAGATAGTAATGTTTTAACTGAAACTTCAACTGATGTATTAACAAATAAAACTATTGCAGCTTCAAATAATACAATATCAGGCCTTACAAATACAAATTTAAGTGGCACAGCAGGAATTACAAATGCAAATTTAGCAAATCCTTTTATACAATTTTCTGATGAATCATCTACAGTAAATTCAACATCATTAGGTGGTAAATTAGAATTTTTAGCAGGCGAAGGTATTAACACACTTGTAGGTCCGAGTTCATTAACTATTTCTGCTGAAGATGCTACATCATCAAATAAAGGTGTTGCAACATTTAATACGGCCAGTTTTACAGTTACAAGTGGTGACGTTACAATTAAATCAGCTGGTGTATCAAATGCACAATTAGTAAATTCATCAATTACTCTAGGTTCTACTTCAACAGCATTAGGAGCTACAACATCTTCTATAGCGGGTCTTTCATTAACAGGTTCTACGAACACAATTGATTTAACAAGTTCAGGAAATAAATTAAGATTTAATTTTGCAAATACAGGTGTTTTTCCTAACGCTACAACATATCAAGGTCAGTTTGCAATAGCAACAGGTACAGCAAAGGCTTACTTTGCAGATTCAGGTGCTTATAACGAAATTCTTTCTGAAAACTCTAGTATAAAAGATTTATCTGATGTTGGTTCTACCAATCCTGCAAACGGCCAAATTTTAATTTTTAATAGTTCTTTAGGCCGATATGAACCAGGCAATCAAACAGGTGGTGGAGGAAGTTCTACATTAACTGTAGGAGATAATTCATCTACAATAGGCACAATAAATTTATCCACAGATACTTTAGGATTTGTAGGCACAAATGGAATTACAACAACTGTTAATGATGCTAACAATACAATTGAAACAAGATTAACTGATGATTTTTACGCTGATAACTATTTACCTGCTTCAGCAGTAATTGATGTAACTCACGGTGGAGGTTATTATTTTTTTAATTCTCATTATTCAGGAAATAGTCCTACACTATATTTAAAATCTGGTCATACATATGCTTTCAAATTAAATGTAGCAGGACATCCTTTCTTTCTACAAACAATACCAAATCCTTCAGGAGGATATCCTGTAGCTTATAGTGCTGGCAATCCATATACAACAGGTTTAGTACACGTATCAGCAAATGGTACTGTTACAACAGGTGCTGTAGGCCCACAAATAGCAGGTACATTATACATTAAAGTACCGGCAAATTCTAATTCTAAAATTTATTATGCTTGTCAAAATCACGCATATATGGGAAATACAATAGTCTTAGGTTCTCTTACTGATACTTTTACCGGCGATGGTTCTACTGTAACTTATTCAATAAATAATGGTAGAAATGTAAATGACATTTTAGTTTATGTAAATGGTATTTGTTTAGTACCTACAAGTGATTATACAATTACAAATACATCAACATACAATGTTGCAACAATAACTTTTCAAGTAGCGCCAGCGGCGTCTGCTGAAATACAAGTAAGGTATCTATAAAATATGGGAACACGTACACGAGGTTTTGCTAATAAAGTTACAGCTGATGGTGTATCAGGTTTAGATAGTACAGTTATTACTGGTGCTACTGCCGAAACTTCTATTGCAGGTGGAGATAGTGTTTTAATTTATGACGATAGTGCTAGTGCATTAAGAAAGATGACTAGAACTAATTTTGTTGCAGGAATTGGTGGAACTAATACTCCAAATTTTAAAGTTAGGAGAGGAACATCTAATCAAAATATTCCTAATGCAACATATACAAAAGTACAATTTAATGATGAAGATTTTGATACAGCTTCTGCTTATGATAATTCAACAAATTACAGATTTACTGTACCTTCTGGTCAAGGTGGTAAATATTTAATAGGAACACAAGTTGGTGGTAATAGTTTTAATTCTACTGTTTATCTTAGGCTTTATAAAAATGGTAATGGAATTAATTATACATATAAATTACTTAGTGGAGGTGCTGATAATTCAATACAACAAGTAACTATTTTAGACTTAGTAGCAACAGATTATATTGAAGTATTTTTTTATCAAGGAAGTGGTGGTTCTGCACCCATACAAGCTGATACTTCTACATTTTTTTATGGATTTAAACTAATAGAATAATTATGGCAAATTTATCAACTAAAATAAAACTATATGCAAATAGAGAAGTAGATTTTCTTAAAGACGTAAGATTACAAGACAACTCAGATGGAGTGGGAGTATTCATAGTTGAATGGAACTTAGATATTCCTAAACCTACAATGGCACAATTAGATGCCTTTGAAGCACAAGCTAACATTGTTGAAAGCAATCAGGCACAAGTACAAAACAGAATTAAAGAATATGGTTCTATTGCAGAACAAATAGAATATATAACTGAAAATGGTTTAGATGCTTGGCAGTCAAAAGTTAATAGTATAAAATTAAAGTACCCAAAGGAATAGTATGAGAAACAGTATAAATAGTAAGAAAGAATAACAAAATATGCCAGCAATTATAACAAATAAATTCAGAATCAACAACGCTGAACAGTTTAGTGAATCGTTTTCTGAAGCCTCACCAGAAGTATATTACCTAGGTATCGGCCGACCACAGGCCTTCGCAACACAAACAAGAGGTGATTTAAGAACAGAAAATCAAGGTACAGACTCAGCTGCAATTACACCATCAGACAGTGTTATAGAAGAATTTAATACTTTTGATGATTTATTGGCAGTTAAAAAAATTACAACATCAGATACTTCGTTTGTTATACCTAGAAGAAACTGGACTGCAGGAGTTGTTTATGATTACTACAGACACGATTATGGCAATCGTATTACAGGCACAACATCTGTGCAATCATCAAATAGTGGTGCAACAACTTTATTTGATACTACCTTTTACGTCTTAAATTCAGAAAGAAATGTTTATAAATGTTTAAATAATAACAACAATGCCGTTGTAGCTAATGAACCAACAGGAACTTCTACTGCTATTATACAAACAGCTGATGGATATAGATGGAAATATATGTACACTTTATCAGCATCACAACAATCAAATTTTTTATCAACAGATTTTATGGCAGTTACAACAAACAATACTGTATCGGCTGCTGCTGTTGATGGAGCAATCAACATTGTAAAAATTAAATCAGCAGGTACTGGTGGAGCAAATGGAACATTTACAAGTATACCAATTAGAGGAGATGGCACTGGTGGATTAGTTTCAATTACAGTATCAGGTGGTATTGTAACAACAGTAACTGTAACTTCAGCAGGAACAGGATATACAATTGCATATATTCGTAACGCTGACATTGTAACAGCAGGTGCAACAGGATTATCAGGTGCAGAAATAGATTGTATTATTGAACCAAAAGGTGGACACGGATTTAATGCAATACAAGAATTAGGTGGATTCTTTGTAATGTTAAACGTAAGTTTAGAAGGAACAGAATCTACAAACACAGGCGACTTTACAGCAGAAAACGATTTTAGAAGAATTGTATTAATCAGAAATCCTTTTTCAGGAGGTTCTGCAGCTTCTACTTCAACATTAAGAGGAACAAAAGCAATAAGATTTGCTGCTTCGCCAGCACCAGGAACATTTACTGTTGATGAAGAAATAAATCAAGCAACAACAGGCGCTGTAGGTAAAGTTGTAGAATATGATGCTGCAAATAGAATATTACATTACATACAAACAAGATTTAATGACGAAGGTGTTGACAGTAACGGTAATCGTACAGCATTTAGTGGTGCAAACGTAATTACAGGCCAAAGTTCAGCTGCAACAGGCACACCAAGTGCTGTCGCAAGTGAAACTGCTGACCAAATTACATTTACAAATGGTTACAAAGATACAGAATTAGATAGACATAAAGGCGATGTTTTATATATTGAAAATAGAGCACCGATAACAAGAGCGGCGGACCAAACCGAAAATATTAAATTAGTAATTGAGTTTTAGGGAGATATATGCCAAGTCCAACAGACTTTAACCTCTCACCTTACTTTGATGACTACGCTGAGTCGAAGAAATTTCATAGAGTTCTTTTCAGGCCAGCCTTTGCAGTACAGGCACGAGAGTTAACACAATCACAAACAATTCTTCAAAATCAAGTAGAAAGAATATCAGACCATCTTTTTGAAAAAGGTGCTATGATTATTCCAGGTGAAATAGGTTTCGATTTAGAATATTATGCTGTTAAATTAACATCTAAAACTTTTGCTACAGTAGCAGAATATGTAGGTAAACAAATTACAGGTGTTACATCAGGTGTTATAGGTATTTGTGTAAATGTTGTTGCAACAGACGGTACAGATCCAGATACTTTATATGTTAAATATAATAAAACAGGTTCTAATAATACAACTTTAACTTTTACAAACGGTGAAACTTTACAAGCCAGAACAATTGGTAATGCTACAGTTCTTGCAACGGCCGTTGTAAATTCAACAGCAACAGGTTCTGCTGCAAATATTGCTGCTGGTGTTTATTACATTAATGGATTTCACGTATCAGTAACAGCACAAACATTAATATTAGACAAATATACAAATACACCTAGTTA